ATCCAAGCACAAATTCTTGGAATGCAAAATGGACAAGTAACCATGCAAGACGTTCAGGCCAACTTTGGTCGGGATGTCGATGAATTGTTTCAAACAATCAATGCTGAGAAAGCATTGGCAGATCAGTATGGGGTTGAGGTGGCTTTTGAGCCTTTCGGGGTTGCAAAACAACCAGTCCAACCCGATATCGAAGGTGATGAAAATGAATAAGCGATGGCGGTGGGTGCATTTTGGGTGATGTAAGGCAAAGAGACAGAGATTTCTCCGCTCTGTTTGTGTGTGGTGTCAGGGTCTTTGCAAACTGGAAAAGAAATGACTGAAAAAGAAAAAGAAAAAGAAGAACTGGAAATAGTCTTTGAGCCGGATGAGGAGTTGGAAGAACTCATTGGCGAAGACATGGTGATTGTTTTCACCCCGTGTGACGAAATACAAAGTTTTATTGTGAGTGAGGAAGATGCCTCCATTCACTAAAAAAGAATTTGAATCGAAAGATTCAATGGGCGAGTCGAAAGACTTGAAAAATAATCTTCATATCAAAGAGGAATTAATGATGAAAAAAGAAGAAGTAATTCTCTCTACGAGTGAGGGAAATGAAGTACAACCAGAATCTGAAGACAGGACTTCAGGTGAAGAGAAAATGTTTAGATCAGTCGATCTATCAAGAGCAGAGTTTATCGATGAAGATAAGAGAACTGTTCGCATTGCTCTAACCTCAGAAGCACCTGTTAGAAGACCTTTTGGTTGGGAAATACTCGATCACAGTCAAGAGTCGATCAATACTGATTTCATTGGACAAGGCCGTGCGCCTTTGCTTTTGGATCATGATATGAGCCGACAAATTGGAGTGATTGAGAAATTTCAATTGGACGAAGATAGCAAGCGGACACTTGCTAAGGTCAGGTTTGGTCGATCTGAACTCGCCAGTGAAATTTGGCAAGATGTGGTGGATGGCATCCGATCTAATGTATCGGTAGGTTATTCAATCACAAACATGGAACGAGATCAGGATGCTGACGAACCCACTTATCGGGTTGCATTCACTCCTTTAGAAGCCAGTATCGTATCGATCCCGGCTGATCAAAGTGTGAATGTCGGTGTCGCTAGATCCGAGCCATCAGAAATAAACCCAACAAAAGAAGCTGAATCCGTTGAGGAAACAGTGGAAGTTGTTGATGAATCTAACACTCTAACTATTGAGGAAAAAACAATGAGTGATATAGAAACTAAAGACGTTGAAATAAACGTTGAAGATGTTCGTAACACCGCTGTCAAAGAAACTAGAGCTAATGTTGCAAAAGAAAATGATGAAATATTAGAACTCGGTTTTCGCCACAATCAGTCTGAGCTAGCTAGAAAAGCAATCAGGAATGGAGCTTCTATTGAAGACTTCAGAGGACAACTTTTGGACTCACTTCCTGTTGATCAGCCATTGGACACTAAAGAGATCGGATTAACCGAAAAGGAAACTCGTCAATTTAGTATTTTAAAGGCTGTTCGTGCTATGGCTAACCCAGCTGATATGAGGGCGCAAGAAGCAGCTAAGTTCGAATTTGAATGCTCAGCAGCAGCAAAAGACAATTACAACCGGAACACTCCGGGTCTTACGCTTCCAGCTGAGGTAATGGGTAACTGGCATGCCAGAGACATCAATACAACCAATGATGCTGGTGGTGTAGGTGAAAGATTCCTTCCGGGTTCTTTCATTGAAGCCCTCAGAAACGCTTCTGGCGTAATTGCTGCGGGTGCAACAGTTTTAGCTGACCTAGAAGATTCAGTAAAAATTCCAAAAGCAACTGGCGTAAGCACAGCTGCTTGGATTTCTGCTGAAGGTGGTGCTGCTGCTGAATCAGAAATGACACTCGGCTCAGTCACTTTGAGTCCTAAGACTGCAAGCATGTACACAGAAGTTACCAATCAAATGTTGCAACAATCAACACTAGACATGGAAAGAATTATCCGAAATGATCTAGCTGGTGGTATTGCTACTCTGATTGATTCTGGTGCATTAGCTGGGTCTGGTTCTTCAGGCCAACCAACTGGTATAGATAACCAAACTGGTGTTAATACTCAAACATTTGCCACTGATTCGATCCCAACTTTCGCTGAGATCGTATCAATGGAAGGCTCTGTTTTGGGTGACAATGTTGTATTAAGTAACCCCGGTTACTTAACTACTTCTGCGGTTGCAGCAAACATGAAGTCAAAGAGCAAAGATACAGGCTCTGGTACGTTCGTTCTTGAAAATGGTCAAGCAAATGGACATCCAGTGTATGTTTCTAATGCTGTTGCTTCTGGTGTTGCTTACTTTGGTAATTGGGCTGATCTTTTGATCGGGCTTTTTGGTGGAGTTGATATTCTTGTTGATCCTTATACTGGATCTGCAAACTCAATCACTCGATTGAGAGCAACTCAGTTTGTTGATATTGCTGTAAGGCATGGTCAATCATTCACTAAAGGAAGTGCTTAATTAGCTTAGGTGGGCTGGCTAATAACTAGCCCACTACTTTTGTTATGAAAAAATACACAGTTTTAAAAGGTTGCGGAATTGCTGGAACATTTTTCAAGGCTGGCGATACAGCAGAGGTATCTGATATAGATGCACCAAATTTATTGGCATCCAATCAGATTACTCATCATGTAAATGTTGAGAAACCTGTTGATCGTTCAGTGGGATTGAAAAAAAGCACTACTAAAACTAAAAAACGATCTAAGAAGTGATATGGGTCTTGAAAGCAGTAGCGATTTGGCTGGCTTCTTTGATACTGACTCTCATGGTAGTTCGGCAAGTATTACAATTGATGGATCTGCATCTACTATTGATGTGATCTTTAATCGAGAATACTTCGAAATACCGGGTGAGGAAGTAGGAGTTCAAAGCAGTCAACCTGTTTTTTACTGTCAAAGCTCCGATGTCACTTCAGTTGAGCAAGGTGACACTATTGAAGTTGATAGTGTCACCTATAACATCGTTTCAGTTCAGCCCGATTTTACAGGGGTGACTGTTTTGATTGGTGAGACTCAATAATGTCTCATGTTCGACAACAGATCAGGGAAAGAATTGCAACCGAGGTCACTGGGTTGACTACGACTGGCAGCAAAGTCTATCAGTCAAGAGTTTATCCATTGCAAAGTTCAAATCTTCCCGGATTGTTGATTTATACAACAGCCGAAAGCTCTGAGCCTATTGATATGGGTGGCACGTCAAGAATTTTTAATAGAGTTCTGACAGTTGCAATAGAAGCATATGTAAAAGGTACTTCTAATTATGACGACACCATCGACACAGTATGTTCAGAGGTTGAGACTGCTTTAGGTGGATCAACTATAAACGGGTTGGTGAAAGATATTTATCTTGAGTCAACCGACATTAACTACCAAGGCGAAGGGGATCAGCCATTGGCTGTAGCCACAATGTCTTGGAATTGCTTATATCAGACTGCTGCAAATGCACCTGATACAGCATTATAAACAATAGAGGAAAATAAAATGGCACATGTAGGAAAGGATGGGGTCGTAAAAGTTGGATCTGATGCTGTGGGATCAATTCGATCATTCAGTATTGATTACAACTCTGACACTGTTGAGACAACTAAGATGGGCGATGCTGCTAGGACTTATACTGGCACTTTGAAATCTTGGTCTGCTTCAATTGATGCAATTTGGCTCGAAGATACCGATGCTGGACAGCAAGCACTGAATCCGGGTGATGAAGTTACTCTGAATATGTACCCAGAAGGGGCAGATTCAGGCGATACTTATTACACTGGTACAGCGATTGTGACTGGTGTTTCGATCAGTACATCTTATGATGATTTAGTCATGGTGAGCTTCACTGCTCAAGGTGATGGCGATCTAAGCATAACAACAGTTTAAGATGAGTAGCCCAATTGATAATGTTAAGTCGCATTTTGCGAGTCTTGACATCAGAAAGTTAGAAGTCGAAGAATGGGGAAGCGATGGTGAGCCTTTGGTGATCTATGCAAAACCATTGACTCTAGATATATCAAACAAGCTGCAAAAACTGGCAAGGAATAGCGACATGGAAATGATGGCCTTAGCCATTATTCATTGTGCTATGGATGGTGATGGCAATCGAATATTTGAGTTATCAGATAAAGCAGCTTTGATGAAGAAAGCTGATGCGATGGTCATTAACAGAGTAGCCACTTGGATATTCCAAAGCGATGAAACTGTTGAGGAAGTCGAAAAAAAATAAGGTCTGATACTGATTTACAGACCAGATATGCACTTGCTCAACATCTGCATAAGACATTGGCAGAGGTTGATCAAATTTCGGT